GTTGCTCGTATGATGCGAGATTCACAACAAACCATGAACGCAGCTGTAAGAATATATTTAGACAACACAGCAATATCAAGCGCACCCATGGTGGAAGTGAACACAGATTTATTGGCGGCCGGTGAAGATCCAACGGACTTACATCCTTGGCGAATCTTTCTCAGGGAGGGGGGTGATGCTCAATTCCCAATGGTTCGTTTTTATCAACCTGCTAATAATGCTTCCTCCTTAAACAATATCATTGAATTGTTTAGACGTTTCGCAGACGAGACAACATCACTCCCCAGCTATACTCATGGTGACCAACAAAAGTCGATGAATCAAACGGCAACTGGCATGTCCATGTTAATGGGTGCAGCCAACGTAGCCCTAAAATCGACCATAAAGAACATAGACGAATACATGGTTAAACCCATGATTCAAAATTTGTATCATCACTACATGGAATGGAGTACCAACGAGGACGCCAAAGGCGATCTCAACACAGTGGCCAGAGGATCAACGGCACTGATACAAAAAGAAGTGCAAAGTCAAAGGCTGTTGCAATTTTTATCACTGGTTAGCAATCCTATTGATGCGTCAATGGTGGATCGCGGAGTCTTGTTAAGAGACATAGCCCAATCTTTAGACATTGATGCAGAAAAGGTGATTAAAACAGATGAGCAACTCCAGCAAGAACAACAACAACTATTACAACAAGCTCAATCCCAGCCAGGCGGTGGCGATCCTTCACTTACTGACTCAGCCAACATACCAGGAGGTGTTGAGCCTATTGGACTCCCGCTTGGAGCAATCAAGGGATCGTCTTGAGCAAGCCAAGACAGAAGAAGAATTTAGAACAGAGCAAGGAAGGATTTTGGAATTGAGATTCCTCCTTGGATTAGAACATACTGCGAGAGCGGTACATAAGGCGGTTCAGAGCCCCGAATAGGGACACCTCTGAACTTTTTATAAATAAATGTGGACACTCGTTTTAAACGACCCACAAGGAGTTAGCTAGTTTATGGCAACTAAAAACGATCCAGTACAACTGGAAAAAGAAGCAGATGAAGCGCTTGCGCGGATTATGGCTGAAGAAAGTTCATCTAAGGCGGTGGCGGAGGAATTAATTACTCCAGAAGCAGACGCTGAGGTTACTGAACCAGAAGCAGTTATAGAAGCACAAGACTCTCCCTCAGAGTTAGAGGACACAGAGACAGAGGCAGAAACAATGGAAGTTGAAGCAGAGGCGGTTGGGGAAACCGATGAAACTTCAAACGAAACCGTGGAAACCGAAGCATCAAATGTTGAGACTCCAGAAAAAACAAATGAGGATGGTCAGTTTGTGGATTCTGAAAAACTTGCAAATGAACGTATAAAAAACGCTCAGGCAAGAATGACTAAAGCAACTCAAGAAGCGGCAGATCTTAGACGTGAGAACGATGCGATAAAGAAACAGCTTCAAGAGTTATCAGACACAGTTGAGAGTGAAAAATCTTTGCAATCAAATGTTGAGTTAAATAATTTAAAAGAGGAATACCCTGAATTGGCTACTCCTTTGATAAATAAAATAGCCGCATTAGAAGCAAAGCTGACTCAAAGCACCTCTGACATGCAAGAAAACAATATGCAAAAAGAGCTCCGAGAGCATCAGCAAGCTATAAAAACTAAACACCCTGACGTGGATAATCTGACGGACTCAGATGATTTTCAAGGATGGTTAGAACGCCAAAGCCCAGTGTGGAAGCGAGTAGCTAAAGAAGGATCTTCTGCTGAAGTAATCAACTTATTGGATTCTTATAAATCAGAGATGGGTTTAACTGTAGAGCCATCAGAGACAAAAGAACAAAAGGTAGCCAGGGCAAAGATTAAAGCTGAGCCTAAATTACCAAAGGTTCGAGAGTCTCAATTAAAGGGCGTAACAAAAAAGGTTTGGACTAGGGAAGAAATAGGTTCTATGTCAATGAAAGATTTCGAGAAAAACGAAGCAGACATTGATAAGGCTTATTCCCAAGGAAGAATTCAATAATGTTACATATAGTTCATAAACAACAATTAAAGGTGTAATTAAATGGCAGCATTCCCAACAGCTGGCGCAAATTCCGCGGCTAATTTTATCTCTGAAGTTTGGAGTAAAAAATTACAAGCGAAATTTTATGCAAGCACGGTACTACCACAAGTTAGCAACACTGACTACGAAGGCGAAATCACAGGACAAGGTAACAAAGTTATCATTCGTACTGTTCCCGACGTAACCGTAGCTGACTACACAGGTACTATCTCGTATGCCGATTTAACCACTACCAGAGTTGAACTGAATATAGACAAAGCGAAGAGCTACGCATTTAAAGTAGATGATGTTGTAAAAGCACAAGGTAATTTCGATTACTGGAATGCTGCTGCACAAGATGCTGCTGAATCCATGCGTATAGCTGTTGAAACTGATGTGTTTACTAACATAGTCACAACATTTACCCCTACGGCGGTAGATGCAACTTCAACAACTAAAGCTAATATCCTTGAAAAGATATTAAATGCAGGTCAAACGCTTGACGAAGGAAACGTCCCAGAGACAGGAAGATTTATCATCCTTTCTCCGCAGTACGTTAATTTACTCAAGCAATCTGATCTGAAAGATGCCTCTTTAGCTGGTGACGGGACTTCCATTCTTAGAAATGGTCGCGTTGGCATGATCGACAGATTCACGGTTTACATGAGTAATAACTTACTCAAACCTGCTTCTGGAACAGATGCTAACAAGACTCATACTATTTATGGTCATCCTAAAGCCATGAGCTTTGCTTCTCAGTTCACCAACACAGAAACTGTAAGAATGGAAACATCCTTCGGTGACGGTGTTAGAGGCTTGAAAGTCTACGGTTACAAAACCGTAGTTCCGACAGCCGGTGGTGTGATTAAATTTAGCGTCTAGTTAGATAGTTAGTGTCGAACCCTTTGCAGGGTTTATTACTCAACTGCAACGGAGAGAGGTATATCCCCAGTGCGCTCTCTCACTTTTTTTTTAAACCATAATTGGAGAATGAAATTATTTATAGAAACTCCGCATGGTTTTCGCCATTTAGGCGATCTTGATGAAGATGGTTATTTTGAGCCGTCCATTGAGTTTGAGGATGTTGACCCTAATCAGGTCGCTATACCAATGTCAGATTATGACATGCGTACAGAGTCCGTATTAGAGTTAATGGGTTTTGTTCCCGAATTTAAAAAAACCCTACATTAGAGGAAAACAATGGCTACGGTAAAAGTGATAGACTTAATAGACAGAGCAGAAACGGTGCTGCAAGACACCAGCAATACGCGCTGGGCGCAAGCCGAACTGTTGAGTTATTTAAATGACGCACACAGAGAAATTGTTATGCAACGCCCCGATGCAAAAGTTGCAAACGCAACGTTGGGCTGTTCAGCTTCCAGCAAACAAGTATTGCCATCAGGCGCTTTACGTTTAATAGACGTAGTAAGAAACCTAAACGGCAAAGCCATCACTCAAATAGACAGAAAAGTTTTGGATGTCCAAAACCCTTCATGGCACACAGGATCAGGAAACACGGCCATTGAACATTTTATGTATAACCCCGCCGACCCCAAAGTATTTTACGTCTACCCAGTTCCAAAAAATACGGTGGAAATAGAAATAGCCTACAGCCAATCAACCACGGACATCGCAATTTCAAATTATTCTTCAGACACAGCCACCATCAGTTTAGACGACACCTACTCCAACGCCATATTGGACTACATGCTCTACAGAGCGTATCAAAAAGATTCAGATTTCGGTGGCAACATGCAAAAAGTGGCAACGCATTATCAGTCGTTTGCCAATTCTATAGGATTAAAAACCAGAGCCGATCTGGTGATCACCCCACAAGCGGACGAAACAAGATCAGGAATACAGGCGGTTTAAATGGCAAACATTAAATTTACAGACTTGGCATATTTGGTGCAATCAGAATTACCAGGCTGCCCTCTATTTGTAATAGAGAGAGCCATGCGAGAAACCGCAATAGATTTTTTTACAAAAACCGACATACACATACAAGAACTGGAAGAAGTGTTTACCGTTTCAGGTGAAAGCGAATACGATTTGAGCCCACCCACGGGTTCTGACATCAATCACGTTGTGGATGTTTTTAGAAACGCCAACACCAACAACGGTTCTTACACGCCCTTAACGGCAGTCACCATAACGGATTATTACCAGAAACAAGGCAGCGGCACTGCCTACTACTACACCATGACGGACAACGACACAATTTTGCTTGCCCCTACCCCTTCCGCCTCTGAAACACTTTACGTTTTATTTTCATTAAAGCCCTCACAAACGACGACTTCGATGAACAAGGGTATTGCTAATCGCAACGCAGAATTGTTGGCTCACGGCACGTTGTATCGTTTACAGATGATGCCTGAACAGGCTTGGTCTAATACAGGTTCAGCCGCGAACAACAAAACACTTTACGAGAAACAAATGGGCGATGCCATGCGTAAAGTTAAATACGGTTGGGCAGGCGCTGCCATGACCGCTTCTTACAAAAATTTTGAGACAGGATTTTAATTATGGCTTATTCAGACACAATTAATTTAGTCAAAGATGACACCGCACCCGTGCTAACAGTAACGCTAAAGGATTCCAATGAAGCAGCAACGGGTCAGGTACTTGATGCCGACAATGCTGCAACTTGGAAACCCATAGATTTGTCTGGTGCTACGGTGCAGATGTTTTTTAGGGCGTTAGGGTCAACCACGGTCAAAGACACAATTACAGGAGCGATAACAAATGCCACCAGTGGCGTTTGCTCGTTGAGTTGGAATTCTGCTTCTTTGGACACGGCTGGCACATACGAAGGTGAGATTCAAGTCACTTTAAGCTCAGGAAAAATACAAACCGTCTACGACAAAATTAAATTTAAAGTCAGGGCTGACTTTTAGGAGGCGCAATGGCTTTACGAGCTATTGTCAAAGTATCTGGAACTTCTTCCAGTGCTAACCAATTAAGCAACGGGTTAACCGCAGACTACTCAGTACAAAGTTTTCAAAGCAGCTTTGCGTTTGTTAATGCAAAAGGCAATTTTGCTTACGCCAACATTGTTGCCAGTTCCGTGATCACGGACTCCGACAGCAAACACCAATGGCTTGAAGACCAGTTTGCTTTAGGCGAAAACGTTGTTCTAAACGTAACCATACACAAAGCCGACACGTTTGATTTTTTAGACAGCGAGACGTATGTTTTTAGGAAGGGACTGACCGACACACCAACGCTTGCGGAAACCATCAGCAAGGCCGCGGGTAAAATTTTTACGGAAACGTACGCCATAACGGACGCCCCAAGCTTGGATTTTTCAAGACCCGTTACCTCCGAAGTTGATAATTTAACCGACTCAATAGCCCTTTCCCCCAACCTTGGAAAAACGGATAGTTTCTCTCACACCGATACAGTTGCATTATCTGCTACTAAGGGGCTTTCTGATAGTTTTTCTATGGGATCTTCCCTAGCCAGAACGGTTGCATATAATTTGTCTCGTTCTGACGCTTTCACTCTCGATGATGTCTTTAGTGGAATGGGTGTAGGGGTAAATAAAACCAATGTGTTTAATTTCTCCGACACCGCTGTATTCGCTACAGCAAAAGTGTTTTCGGACACGCAAAGTATGGCAGAAAGCCTTGCGCTTTTCCCTAACCTTGTAAAGACGGAAAGCTTGCCTATCACCGATAGCGCCAGCGTTCTGTTTATTCCAGGCTCTCAGGGAATGTTCAATGCCTTTGCTTTTAATGGAACAACTCTAAACGGGTAATAATAAATGAAAGATGGTTTAAAAATGAAGGGTCGCCTTCAAATTGCTTTAAACAATAAAGTGGTGCGCGATATAGATAACTTAGTCGTTACGGCAGGTAAGGACTTTGTGGCTTCAAGAATGAAGGGCACAAGTTCAAGCGTGATGTCTCACATGGGCGTGGGAACAGGCACAACGGCAGCGGCAGCTGGACAAACTACTTTGGTAACGGAAGTCGACAGAAATGCCATTGATTCAACGGGCGGTTCTGGGGCTAACGTTATTTACACGGCCACCTGGGCAGCGGGAGATGGCACGGGTGCATTAACCGAAGCGGGCATGTTTAACGGCGCTTCTGGAGCAACCATGTTGTGTCGTACGGTGTTTTCTGTGGTTAATAAAGGCGCTTCAGATTCTATGACAATAACTTGGACTGTAACTGTAAGTTAATAAAGGAGTAACTAAGTGGGCGTAAAATTTACCAATAACGCCAAAACTACTCTAACTGCAAGTTTAAGCAACAGCGCTACCAGCGCATCAGTAACAAGTAGTTCTGGCTTTCCTTCACTAAGCGGGAGTGATTATTTTTACGCCACGCTGGCTGAAGTATTAGACGACACAACGCTAGAAATAGTAAAAGTAACCGCCGTCTCTGGTACAACGTGGACAATTTCAAGGGCTCAAGACAACACCACGGCTCGTTCTTATTCCTCTGGGGATAAAATTGAACTGCGAGCGTCCGCGGGTTTATTCACCGACTTACTCAACGAGAAAGCCACCGTAGCCAACCCAACTTTTACGGGCAACATAACCATCGGCAGCGCTGCAATAAGCGAAACCGAATTGGAGATCCTAGACGGCGCAACCGTCACCACCGATGAACTCAACAAACTGGACGGCACAACCGCCACTCCCGCCTCTTTAACGTACGGCAAAGATTTATACGATTCAGATGTAACCGCCGCGGAATTTGATTATTTAGACGGGGTAACGTCCAACATACAAACCCAAATATCGACCAAAATAACCAGCCCTTCTGGATTTGCCAGAGGCAGCGTGGTGGTTGGTAATTCCAGTGGCGCTCCAGCAAACTTGGGCGTGGGCGCTGACGGCTACGTTTTAAAATCAGACGGAACGGACGTGGCATGGGCGGAAGACGAAAAAACCACCACCACCAATTTTGTTAAAAATGCTTTTACTGGCGACAACACCACAACGGCATTTACGTTATCACAATCACCCAACAGCGAAGACAATTTAATTGTATTCATAGAAGGAATTTTTCAAAATCAAGGCGATTACGCGCTTAGTGGAACAACGTTAACGCTTGATGAAGCGCCAGCCACGGGCAGAAAAATTGTCGTGTATCACGTTAAAGCCGCCGTCTCAGGAGCAAACTTAAACCACGATCAATTCACGGCTTCGGGCAGCGCAGCATTCACTTTATCCATAACGCCAATAAACGAAAACAACACGCAAGTATTCATAGACGGTGTGTATCAACAAAAAACCGATTATTCAGTATCGGGCACTACTTTAACTTTTGATACAGCCCCTACCAGCAGCGCAATCGTAGAGGTAATGACTTTTACGCAAACGGAGATTAACGTACCCACCACGGGCTCAGTGGTTTCAGCCTCCATTGCCAGTGACGTGGCGTTAGCGGGCAACCCGACCACCAGCACGCAATCAGCAGGCAACACCACCACCAGAATCGCCACCACGGCGTTTGTGGAAACGGCAGTCAGCAATCTCATAGCTTCCGCTCCAGGCACTATGGACACGCTAAACGAAATAGCAGCAGCGCTTAATGATGACCCTGCTTTTACCACCACGGTTAACAATGCCATCGCCACCAAAATGCCACTGGCGGGTGGAACGATGAGCGGCGCTATTGTGATGGGAACGTCCAAAATAACAGGCCTAGGAGATCCCACGGCAAATCAAGACGCTGCAACAAAAACTTACGTTGACACTCAAAGAGACACCAGACTGCCATTAGCGGGCGGAACAATGACTGGGGCTATTACAGGAAATTTAACAGGTAACGTTACAGGTAATGCCAGTGGTACTGCACTAACGGTAACTCAAGCAGCTCAAACAGCAATTACAAGTGTAGGAACATTAACTTCTTTAAATGTAAGTGGAGAAGTAGATATTGCTGATGGTGAATGGTTAGACTTTGGTAATGGTGGATTAAAAATAAGAACTAATTCAAATAATGCTTATATTACAGAAGCTACTTCTGGAAAATTAGCTATACAGGGACAAAACATAGAATTAGCTAATTCAGCAGGGAGCGAAACATTTGCTTATTTTGCTGCTGATGGAGCAGCTACTCTTTACCACAACAACGCAGCCAAATTAGCCACCACCGCCACAGGCATAGACGTTACTGGCACAGCCACGACGGATGGGCTTACTTCCACCACTAGTGCTTCCATGACACAGCTTACCGTCAACGGTACAGGTGCTATAGAAAGTGGAATAAACTTTGCTAATGGCGGTACGACATACGGTCAAATCTATTTTAACAACGCTTCCCCTTATGACATGAGCGTTATGCAACAGTATTCATCTGGTTCGCTTATCTTCGGCACTAACGACACAGAACGCATGCGCATAGACTCCAGCGGTAATGTGGGTATCGGTAATAATAGCTATGGCTCTAGTTTAGGTCAACTGCGTGTCATAAATGATGCCGCCTCTGCTCCCGCCTCTTTATCTTTGTTTGGCTATAACAATATCGCTAACAATGCAGAGTACGCTAAACTTGAATTTGCAATGCAAGAAAGTGGCACTGGCGGTCAAGTACACGCAAAAATATCAGGTCTTGCCAGCGGAACATCTGAAAACGCGGCTCACCTAGCATTTTATACATCTGCTGGTAGTTTAACAGAACGCATGCGCATCGACGCATCGGGAACTACTATATTCACTAATGCTGATGGTGCGACTAATTTAGGTCGTATTCAATTTAGTACACAAGCCGCAACTTATCAAATGGTAGGCGGCAATAACATAGGCTACCTCGGCTATAAAACTGGTGGCTACCACAGATGGTTTGGCTCTGACGGTGTAGAGGATATGCGCATAGACTCATCGGGCAACGTGCTTGTGGGTACTACGTCTACAAGTCTTTACAACGATACAAGTGGTGGTGGAATAAACCTGTCTGCTAATGGTGGCGTAACTTTTGCTAAACAGGCTACATCAGCGACAGACCCAGTATTGTTGCTGAATAATACAGGTACAGAAGGACAGATTGTTGACCTGCGTCAAGACGGAACTACCGTCGGTTCTTTAAGCAGTTATGCTGGAGCGTATCTAGCTGTTCGTTCACAAGGCGGCAATCTGCGACTTGGTGCAAACAACACTGATTATTGGTCTATAGACGAATACAGAATATATCCTACAACTGATGCGGTAGATGATATTGGATTGGCAAGCAACAGGGTAAAAGACCTTTACCTTTCAGGTGTTGCTAATATTGGGTCTGTGCTACAGACAGTATCTAGTACAGGTCTAGCAGGTAGTTTTGCAAACACCCATGCTTCTGGGTATGGGTTAAGAGTAACTACTTACGGAACAGGCGCTCAATATGGTTTTGCTGTTGATTCTTACGGTGGAGGGTATTCAAGAGACTTCACGGTGGGAGCAGACGGTAATGTAAATGTCCTTACAGGCAACCTAGTTATAGGTACAGCAGGGAAAGGAATAAGTTTTGCTGCTACATCTGATGCTGCAGGAATGACCAGTGAAACATTAGACGATTATGAAGAAGGCGATTTCACTTTAGTATTATCAGGAGCTACTACAGCAGGTACTCATTCTGGAGGAAGTTCAGGAGGAAGATATACAAAAATAGGAAGGGTTGTCATTTGTAGTGTAGTTATTACAGGCGCTACTCTAAGTGGTGCGGGAGGAATGTTAAAAATGACAGGATTTCCTTTTGTACCTGCAAACTATGCTAATCGTCCTGCGATTGGTGTATTTAGAGCATATAACCAAGATTTTGCATCCCCTAATGATGGTTATTTTAACCCAACACTTAGTATAGAGCATGGTACGAATTATGCAGTCATAGTGCAAACACAAGACAACGGAACTTGGTCAGTACAAGCAGTAGAAAATACAAGTTCTTTATATTTTGAAGGCACAGTTACGTATGTAACATAATAACAATTTAACAATTACGCCTAGTGGATTCTAGGCACGGACAAGGAGAAAAAAATGGCAATAACGAAAACAACAACAGCAGACAAGATTGAAACTCTTGAGAATGGTCAAGTTCAAGTTAGAACAGCTACCATACTTAAAGAAGACGGTACTGAACTAACTCGTACTTTTCACAGGCACGTTTTAGCACCAAGCACCAAAACAGGTGATACTTGGGGTACTACGGATATATCTGGTGAAGATGCGAGAGTACAAGCAATTTGTACTGCAGTGTGGACATCAGCAGTTAAAACAGCTTATCAAACAGCACAAGACGCAGCAGCACCTTAATAAATCATGGCAAACACTAAAGTATACGGAGAACAAATAGTAGATGGCTCTATAACGGCAGCTAAAATAGCTGACGGAACTGTGCTTGCACAAGACATAGCAGACGACGCAATAACAACCGCTAAAATTGCTGATGATGTAGGCCTTGGTGGATCTCCAACCACTACAACTCAATCCGCCAGTGATAACACAACTAAAGTAGCAACTACCGCTTATGTAACAACGGCTTTAGCAAACCTGGCTGACTCTGCGCCTACTACTTTAGATACTTTAAATGAACTAGCAGCTGCATTAGGAGATGATGCTAATTTTTCTACTACCGTAACAAACTCCATAGCCACGAAGCTACCGCTAGCAGGTGGTGCAATGACAGGTGCTATTACAACTAACTCTACATTTGATGGAGTTGATATAGCAACTAGAGATGCAATACTAACATCCACAACTACTACAGCAGGTGCAGCACTACCGAAAGCTGGTGGAACGTTGACTGGTACAGTTACATCAAGTTCCCACCTGCAAATTGCAGGTAATCTAGACATTGTTGGACAAATAGGTGCATATAACAACCCTAGCTCTTCTTGGGGTTCAATGAACTTTAGAGCCACAGACTATGTGTTCAAGAATAGTGGCGGTACTTCAAAGATGACCTTATCGTCTACGGGCAATTTAGACTTAGCAGGTACGTTAGATGTAACAGGAGCAACGGTTCTTGATAGTACTTTAGGAGTAGCAGGCACTACTAAACTAGGTGAAATAGCTTCCATAGGTCAAAATAGTCCAGTTTCACCAAATGATGCAACATCTTTTCTGCATATTGGGGATGCTAATAATCAAGACACCAGTATTGTTTTGCAAGATGCTGTAGAGATTTGGGAAATTTACCAAAATGATAACCTTAGTTTTAGGTTTGACACTACTGCTGTAATGACACTAGAAAGGGTAACTGGAAACGTTGGTATAGGAACAGATACTCCATTAGGTAAATTTGTAGTCAGTAATGGGGGAGCAGAAGGTATTGAAGTCTTCCCAGGTTCAGCCTCAGGTCAAAATTCCTTTCAACATTACAATAGAAGTGGTTCAGCATATTTAAGAAATAGAAATATTGCATCAGAGTTTACATTTAATTTAAGTGGTGCAGCGGATGACGCTGTAACATTCAAAGCAGGTGGCAACGTTGGTATAGGAACTAATGCTCCGGGTTGGCAACTTGATGTAAGAAGAAACGACACAGGAAATACTCCCTCAATCGGAATAAGACAACTAGGCTCTGGTGATGCCTCAATGGACTTTCAAACAACAACGAGTCCTTATGGATTTAGTATAGGTGTTGATGGAAGCGATTCTGATAAATTTAAGATTGCTTCTGCTCCGGGTGATGTAGGTACAAATACAAGATTCACAATAGACACTTCAGGAAACGTAGGTATAGGAACTACGAGTCCAGCAGCTAAATTGGATATTGCAACAGCAGGGTCTACGGCAAAACCTTTAGCTATTAGGATTACAAACGCAGCTTCTACTACCTATGCTTGGGAGATATGGAGAGATAACACAGATGGAGATTTGAGATTTGGTGAAGAATTAAATGGTACAGATACTACTAGAGTTACATTTGAGT